TCTTAATTTTTCTGATGCAAATTCTAACGCATTACCATCTTCTTGAACAGCAGCTAATACTATTTCTCTATCTCCTCTTAATTTTTTTGATGCATGTTCTAATGCATAACCATTTTTTTGAACAGCAGCTAATACTATTTTTCTATCTGCTTTTAATTCTTCTGTTGCATGTTCTAATGCATAACCATAACTTCCTACAGCAATTAATACTACTTCTTTATCTCCTCTGAATTGTTCTGTTGCATATTTTAATGCATTACCATCTTCTTGAACAGCAGCTAATACTATTTCTCTATCTCCTCTTAATTTTTCTGATGCATGTTCTAATGCATAACCATCTTGTTTAACAGCAGCTAATGCTACTTCTTTATCTCCTCTTAATTCTTTTGATAAACCTGCTAATGCTTTACCATCTTGTTTAACAGCAGCTAATGCTTTATTTTTATCCCCCCCACCTTCTAATTCTTGTTTTAAATCTAAATACTTTTTTTTATATTTTATATATTTTTTTGTATAATCCATTTATAATATAATATTATATTTTTTTAAAAATTATATTTTTTAAAAAAAATTATCTTTTTCTTTTAGTGTTAACTTACCATTTTTAGATTTGGCAAAATGGAACGTGATGCAATGATATCTCACTGTAAAAAAGATTTATGGAAACATCTGATTCTTATATTGTCCATATTTGTGATAATTGTGGATTATTTGCCATAAAAGTAATTGATAGTAATCATTATATTTGTCACAGTTGTAAAGAAACAAAGAAAATTTCTATTGTTGCACTTCCTTATGCATTGAAATTCATGGTTCAAGAATTACTAGCTATTAATATTATGCCAAGATTAAAAGCATCATAAATTAAGATTATTATCAATTAAAAAATATTATATAATATTCAATTTTTAGTAAAAAAAATTGAATATTTTTTTTATGTAATATTCATTAATATTTTTATTATTAAACACAAGAATCATGTCTACACCAGTGACTCAGGTTCAGGTTGATCCCGTGTCTCAGGTCCTCAATTTCATCCCAGAAGATCCTATCTGGACTGTATTGTATTCGGATAATAAGGGTGTCACCATCTACGCTGTAGCAGATCCTTGCATTTCAGGTATGACCAATACAGACGGTCCCACCACGTAGCATTTTTTGTAATCGCGATATTCCAGAGCTCCGGAATATGACGAATTCTTCCTCTATAACTCAATATAGGCTGTTTGTCTCTTTATTTAATATATTTTTGTTATTAATATTATGAAAGTGTACTTATTTTATAAAAAAAATTGAATTTTTGTGTGTGTAATTCCTTATTAATTTTTTACTATTAAAGAGACAATCATGTCTTTTACTGTGCATCAGGATCAGACCCCAGATTTCAGAGGCACTCCTGTTCTCTCTCCGGTTGAAGATTCTCCTTTCCCGTTGAACAATGATATTCGAGATGACATAGTGCATCTCGATGAACCACCAGTTTCTGAAGTCATTTGCCATCCTATGAAAATGCGTGACATTTTGTTGCTAACAGTAGAGAAAGCAAAGGAGATTGTAAAACAATTGGCCTCTTGTAAATGCTGCGAGAGGCATAATAAGGATAAACCCCTATACTTCGAACGTTATAAAACTCCAGATCCAAAACTAGATAAATTCGAGTCCGAGTCTAAGACTAAGTGCAAGTGCACATGCCGCTACAACGCACGCTGGATTTGCAAGTGTTATCCTGTAATCAATGACAATGATCCAAAAGTTCTTATGGTCATGATCAATAATTACATGAGCGCCCAGGAACGCAATGACCTAATGAAGTTCCTTCTGAAGCGTGCAAAACAGGAATAGTCATTTTCTATAATTTATGTCAGTAAATTTAGGATGTGTTTGGCATATGTTTTTTTATTACATGTCTTTTTGTTAAACATTGACTAGCTATTTGTATTATATCAAAATTAAAGTATCATTTTATTGTACAGCTTCGAATACTATATCTTTAATTAAAAAATAATTAATCAATAAATATTACTGTATGTTTTGGATATATTATTTTAAATTGTTCTGTAAACATTTTTTTTAATTCATTAATATTATATTCTTCATTAATATTAATATCAATAATATCATTATCTAATGGTTTAATATCACGTATAGATACTACAATAATCTTATAATTGTCATCAATATATGATAATATTCCTTCATTTTTATAAATGATATCATATTTTTTATTGTCAAGTAAATATTTACATAATTGTTCTTTATTTTCTACTAAATGTCAATAAAAGTATTATCAAATATTCCATTTTCTAGATTAACAAATCCTTTAATATAATAACTAAAATTAGATGTTTGTTTATTTAATCTATAACATTCAATTAAAAAATTTCTATTTCTTAATTTTTCTGATGCAAAATTTACTGCTTCTCCATTTTGTTTAACAGCGTCTAATACAACTTCTTTATCTGCTCTTAATTCATCCGATGCAAATTTTAATGCATAACCATTTTGTTGAACAGCATCTAATACAACTTCTTTATCTGCTCTTAATTCATCTGATGCAAATTTTAATGCTACTCCATATTCTTTTACAGCAGTTAATACAACTTCTTTATCTGCTCTTAATTCATCAGATGCATATTGTAATACTCAACCATTTTGGTTAACAGCTTCTAATACTATATTTTTATCTCCTCTTAATTCTTTTGATGCATAATAAAATGCTTCACTATGACTATGTCGTACAGCAGTTAATACTACTTCTTCATTATTTTGTAATTCTTCTGATGCATATTGTAATGCTAAACCATGTGATTCAACTGCAGCTAATACTACATCTTTATCATCTTGAAAATCTTTATATTTTTTTAATTCTAAACCATCTTTTTTAACAACAGCTAATGCTTCATTTTTATATCCCCACCTTCTAATTCTTGTTTTAAATCGAAATACTTTTTTTTATATTTTATATATTTTTTTGTGTAATCCATTTATAATATAATATTTAATTTTTTTTAAGAATTCATATATTAAAAAAATTATCTTTTTCTTTTTAGTCTTAATTTGCCATTTTTAGATTTGATTACTTTAGGTAAATTAGATAATTGATAAACATCATCAAATTTTTTTAAAACAGCTAACCATTTCTGTTTTAACTGTTTGTTAATATTATTAAATTGACAAATTGTCCAATATTGTTCATTATTAATTTTATTTACAATATACTTATCAATTGCATCTATAATTAATGAGTATTCAGTCCAATCTAAACGAAAATACAATGCATCATAAAATTTTAAATTATCAAGATATTTTAGAATAAATTTAATAATAATATCTTTATTTTCTATTTTGTCATAAATTAATTTATACATAGTTTTATTATATTTATTATTTTCAATAGCTAGTATTATAATATTTTGCCAAATGAAACAAATAGATTTCCAATTATTATCTTTAATTTTAATATTATTAATAATATTAGTAATTTGATCAATTATTTCTGATTTATATATATTACGAATATCATCATTTGTAATATATAATCTACTAATTTTAATTTGATAATAAGTAAAATTGATAAGTTCATTATCAGTTATATCTTTTAATAAAATAAATTGTTCAAGTATTTTACATTTTTTAATATAATTTTGTAATAATATCCATTTTAATTTATGTAAAAATGTTGAATAATTATTTGGTTTACAAATATTATAAGAAAAATTATTTAAATCATCAAAGATTTCTAATAACCATTCAGGATCAGTATCAGAAATATTTTGAATAATACTATCAACTGTAATGTTTTTATTTATTATATTTTTTAAATATTTTTCTTGTTCTAATAATCGTACCGGTCTATCTTCTAATTCTTTAATAGCAATATGTTTTACATCATAAGGAGTTTTACTATTATTAACAAGTGTATGAAGAAAACATGTTGTTTGTTCCTTAATATCAATTTTTAAATTATATAAATATTTATCATATTCATAAGATAAATATTTATTTTTAAATAAAAGTTTTTGTATATAGTCTTCTATTATTTTATTAAAAACATTTATCATCGTTGTTATAATTTATATATAAAGATTCTATTTATATCAATTATTAGATAATTTTATATGAGTATCATATAATTGCGTGCTAATATTACTTAATTCTTTTGTCATTTTAAATTTTTTTGTCATTATTTTTGCCATTTTTGTAATACCATATGTTGCACCATAAAAAGCACCTGCTATAGTTCCTGTAGTATCAGAATCTCCTACATGTAACATTGAATAAACAACTAATTTTTCCCAATTATCTTTAGAATCTAACAAAGCATCATAAGCTATTATAACGGAATCATCGCCACCTGCACCAGGATATATTTTATTTTTATGATAAGAAAATGTTTCATGATAAAATTTAGATCTATAATCTGGATACTTCATTAAAATAATTTCTCTAAATTTATATTTATCAAATCTAATTTGTTGATATTTTTTCCATTTATCAACAAAAATTTTTTTATCTTTAATATAGTTATTATAATCATTTGGTATATTTTTTTCAACAATATTATCAATAATATTACTTTCTAATAAAGGTATTAATTCAAATATCCAATTAGTAGGCTCGATATTAGTTACAGCTAAAGATATAAAAAAAGCACTAACAATTGCACCTAACCAAGCAATAGCATTATTATGAGTAATTCTAGTTGATAATAATGCTATTTTTATTAATTGTTCTCTTTGATTAATATAAGGATAAACTAATCCAATACACATTGTACGCATACAACCTCCTGTTCCTCCGCTTTGTTGATTATATGATAAATTATACCAATTTTCACCATTTTTTAATTTTTTTAAACTATTAAGTGTTATATTACCAATTGCATATTTATTTATCATATTAGTTATTTTATCTGAAGTATTTATTTCTTCTATCATATTTTTTTCAATATTTATTAATAAATTTTTTTCATCCGATTCTATTAATGCTTTAGCTATTGATAAATGAAAAATAGTATCATCTGAAATAGTCATATGTGGTAAAGGACAATTATAAAAACCACATGTATTTATAAAATCAAAAAGAATAATATTTGAATAATTAGAACCTTCTATAATAAAATTATCTCCTATAGTATTTATAGAAAATTCAGATGAATTATTAAATTCATATAATCCATTATTATAACCTATAACATCTCCTAATCCCGCTAATACCATACAAGCTTTAAATTTTTTTTTATCCAAACTCATATTATATTAATTTAAAAAGATAAAAATAATTATAATTTATAAATGGATAATATAAATATAGAAGATATTATTGATGTAGATTTATATGAAGTATTAAATATTAATGAAGAAGCAACAGAAATAGAAATAAAAAAACAATATAAAAAATTAATTATTAAATACCATCCTGATAAAAATAATAATGATTCTGAAATATATGAATTAATTACACTTGCTTATAATATTTTAAGTAATAAAGAATTAAAAAAATTATATAATGAATTAAGATTAATAAAATGGGATTTTACAAAATTAAAAAAAGAGTCATTGAAAACTACTCCCCAATATGAAAAAAAAAATTTTGATCATTTAAATGAAGAATATAATAAAAAACATGGTTGTAATATCAATGAAAAAATATTAAATATTCAAGAATTTAATAAAAAATTATCAGAGTTAATAGATGAAAGAAATAAAGAAATAATTAAATTAAAACAAATTAATAAAAAAGAATTTAAAAAAGAATTTGAAAAAATTAAACGTTCGGAAGATGATATTAATAATGATTTAATTCCATATAATTTAGAATTGGTTTTATTAAATAATATTGAAAATATTAATAAATTATATGATACTGGAGAAACTGAAATAAATAAAAGATTTTTATTAAATATTTTACCAAAATATAAAGAAAATAATTTATCTTATGAAGATCAAATTAATAATTATAAGAGTAATAATTATTAGAGTAATAATTATTAGAGTAATAATTATTAGAGTAATAATTATTAGAGTAATAATTATTAGAGTAAAAAATTAAAAATCACATGAATTACTTCTTTTTAATTTTTTTACAACTTTTTTATTTGCTAAAATTTTATAATAATTTTTAGTAAAGTTATAACCAATATCAATTAATATATTTTTTTCTTCATTACATATATCAAATTTATATGTATATTTTTTATATTTATCTGGTAAAGATATATTAATTGTATTTTTATAAGAATAATTAAATTTATGTGTAATATATAATAATATTATTTCTAAATAATATTTAAAATTTGGCATATCATTTAAATAATCTATATTGAAATTATAATAATAATCTATATATAAACCAATTGTTTCGTCTAATTCATTATATGAAACATAATTTATTGGGAAACAATTAATTATTGCACCATCTACAAATAATTTATTATTAATCTCTATAGGTGCAAAAATAAATGGTATATTAGATGAAGCAATAATTGCTTTCCAGATAGGAATATTTTCATTACTATTATATGAAAATTTCCATAAACTTTTATCATCAATACAAGTAGCAAAAATATTTAATTCTATTTTTTTATCATCATATAATTGTTTAAATGTATAGTCTTTATTTTCTTCACCTAATTTAAAAATTATAATTGATTGAGTTATTATTTTAAGATTTTCTCCTAATGATAATCCATATTCATTTATTAAATTTGTTATATCATATGAATCTAATAATTTTAAAAAATTAAAATTAATTAAAAAATCTGTAATTTCTTCTATTGTATAATCTAATGCCAACATTGTACATAATATAGAACCTGCTGATATTCCATAATATGATTTAATATTATTTAACATATTAAATTCTTTTAAATATTTTAAACTACCTAGTAATGAAAATATATATACACCACCAGAACTAATAACTAAATTTTTCATTATATATATTTTTTAAATAATATATATATATTATTTTATACTTAAATATTTTATAAAAATTTGTTATGTATAAGTTGTAATACTAATATTATTAATATTCCAATTAAAAATGCTTGAATTATATTTTTTTTACATTTATTTTTATAATTATTTGTAAAAAAATGTTCAACATTTTTTTTTTGTTCTAAAATACATCTAATATTTGTATTTGTATTTGTATTTGTATTTACATTTGTATTTGTATTTGTATTTGTATTTGTATTTGTATTTACATTTGTATTTGTATTTACATTTGCATTTGTATTTATATTTACATTTGTATTTGCATTTACATTTGTATTTGTATTTGCATTTACATTTGTACCCCATGCTTCTTCAATAGTTGAATACATTTATATTAATAATATTAATAATATAATATATATAAAAAATATTATAAATATAAAAAAAATATTATTAATATATAAAAAAAATATTATTAATATAAAAAAAAATATTATATATATATATAATATATATATAAATGTCTAATTCGACAGTCAACAATATGAATGACTTAAGTGCATATTTAAATGGTTATCCTGTAAATGACTTTTTAAAATTACTCCTTGTATTATTTGTAGCTACACATGCAGGAATATATACAGGAACTTATAGCAATATAGCAAATTATCTAAAAAATAATATTTGGGTAAATATTTTATTATTTGCTATATTCTTTTATATTAATTCTAATTATAATACCAATGTAGCAGTAATTGGTACATTTACTTATTGTGTTGTTTATTATTATGCAAATGAACAAATGAAAAATGTAAAATAAATATAATACAAAAAACTTATTTATGAATAAATAAATTAATATTAATATTAATTTATTTATTAAATATATATATATATTATAAAATAATGAATGATAATTTATTAAATGTTATATTTAATGATATATTTTTTAGAATATGTATATTGAGTATAATATGTTATATAAGTATATATAATTGTTTTTATGGAATATTAACAGGTATTATTTTTATATTAATTTTATTTTATATTGTTTATACAAATATATATAAAACTCAAATATATATAAATAATTATTATGAATATGATTTATATTATAAAAATATTTAAAAAATGTTTGCGTAAATATTTATTAAATAACAATCTATAATATTTTAAAATGAATGATAATAAAAAACCAAATTTAAATACAGATACTGATTTACATTTTAGTTTATTAGCCGATAATTCTAAATTAAAACCTAGAGATAAAATAATAAATTTAAAACAACCTATAGATGTGAATAGCGATAGCGAATTAAGTGATTTTAATAGTGATAAAAAAGTAGAATCAATTTATAGTGATTCTAAAAAATCATCTATATCTTCTATATCATCTAAATCATCTAAATCATCTAAATCAACTAAATCAACTAAATCAACTAAATCAACTAAATCAACTAAATTATCTCCAAAACAAGAAAAAATAGAATTAAAAACTAATAATACACAACAACCAATATTACAACAACCAATATTACAACAACCAATATTACAACCAGAACCTAATATACAACCACAAAAACCTTTTCCATCAACATATATAGGTGTAAATAATTTAGATGATGAAAAAAAAAAAAAATTTAAAAAAATGGAATTATTGGCAAAATTGTATGATATTCAAAAAGCAGGTAGAACATTAACAAAACAATATAATATTAATTCAGATTTAGAAGAAATGGAAATGGAAATATTATATCAAACTGATTTAGAAAATAAAAAATACAGTATTAATTTATCAAAAAGTTTTTTATTAAATGCTATTACTGCTATTGAATTTTTAAATACAAGATTTGACCCTTTTGGAGTAGAATTAAAAGGATGGAGTGAACAAATGCAAACTAATTCTAATAATTACGATGATGTATTTGGTGAATTATATGAAAAATATAAAGGTCCTGGAACAAAAATGGAACCAGAAATTAAATTAATATTAATGGTTGGTGCTAGTGCTGCATCGTTCCATGCTACAAAATCATTAACTAAAAATATAGGTTTAGAAGGTATTGTTAAAAATAATCCAGATATTATGTCAAAACTACAAAGTACAATATCAGGAACTATTGAAAAAAATATTGGTACAAAAAAAGAGACTGATAAACCATTATCACAAGAACAAATACAACAAAATATGTATAAAAAAATGATGGAAGAAAAACAACGAATGCAAAATATGCAAAATATGCAAAATATGCAAAATATGCAAAATATGCAAAATATGCAAAATATGCAAAATATGCAAAATATGCAAAATATGCAAACAATAAAAAAACCAGATTTAAATAATATATTAAATAAATTAAAGTCAAAAATACCAATACAACAAGATATTAAAACTAAATATGATGTTTTAACATCAGAAAATCGAATTTGTGTATCAGATACTATTGATACTGAAGATAGTAGTACAATAAATAATACAAATATTAAAAAAGTAAAGAAAAATAGAATAAAAATAAAATAAAGAAATAATAATATAATAATATATAATTATGAATGAAGAAAATATTAAAAAAAGAGGTAGGAAACCTAAATTAAATAATATTAATAATAATATTAATAATAATATTAATGAAGATAATAATATTATTAAAAAAAAAAGAGGTAGAAAACCGACAGGCAAAATTATTGAAATAAATAAAACATTATTTAATAATAATGAATATCCAAATTGTATTATAGCACACCTTCCTATTAATAATAAAGATATATTAAAAATAACAAAACAAAATAATAAAATAATAACAGAAAATAAAAATTTAAGTATTGAAGAGATTAATATAAATATTAACGACGATAATAAAACAAATAGAACAAATACATTAAATAATAATAGTGAGGAGTTAAACATATTATATTGTAAAAAATGTGAAGTATTAGAACAAAAATGTATAGAATTAACAGATAAAATTAAAGAATTAGAAATTCAAATTAATCAAGAAAGACATATAAATCCAATTATAAATATAAAGGAACATTATATATGTGATGTTAAAATACATGATATACAAAATAATAAAATAGGATGGGCAAAAAAAACAGATACAAATTGTTGGTGGTGTTGTCATAAATTTGATAATATACCTATAGGATTACCTGAAAAATATATAAATGATACATTTCATTTATATGGTTGTTTTTGTTCATTTAATTGTGCTCAAGCATATAATTTAAATACAAATGATAATAAAATATGGGAAAGATATTCATTATTAAATTTTTTAAAAAAAAAAATATGTGATTTAAATAATATTAAATATAAGAATTATGACTATATAAATTCTGCACCACCTAGACAATCTTTAAATATTTTTGGTGGTAAAATGACTATAGATGATTTTAGAGATTCGTTATATACACTTACAACAAAATATAATTATATTTTGCCACCAATGATACCTTTAATAGGTATATTAGAAATTATACCCCAAGACTTTACACCAACTAATGTTAAAATTAAAAATATAAATAATAATTTAAAACTCAAAAGATCTAAACCTTTACCTTCATTTAATAGTAATTTACTACAATTAATGAAAAAAACTTAAGATTTTTTATTTTTAAAATAATATATTGCCATCATGATTGTATCGCAACAATCATCTTGTTTAGGAAAAGTTTCTATCATTTTAATATAATCTTGATTATATTTTAATATTTCTTTACAATGTTGAATTGATAATTTTTTTGTAGTTTTATATTTATTTGTAGAATTTTCAATTTCTTCATTTATTTCATCTTCTTTATCTTCTATTTTAAGTTTATTAGAAGGAGATATAAAATTTATTTTTTTAATAGTTTTATTATCAACCATACCGCGAATTACAAACCAAGTATATAAAGTATCTGATATAGCTTTCATACGAGGGTTTTTAAAAGCGGGTTGATTCTCAATACATACTTCATCTACATCTAATAATTCTTTAATATTATCTAATTTATTAACTAAATTTAATTTTAAATCTATAACTGAAGTATTTTTAACTTTTGCAGAATTAAATTTTTTTAATTCTATATCATTATCCCATTTTTTTAATATTTTTGTTTTATGAGCAGTACAATAAAAAACATTGTTTAAAGTAAATTTAGCATTTTTTTGACAAATAGAACAAATATCATTTTTATTACATTCTGAAATAGATTGTTTTATGTTTTCCCATTTTGAAGATAAAACATTATGATATGATTTATGGTGTTTACAAAATAATTTTTTTTCTCCTAAATAAGAGCAAGTAGTTTTAATAATATTACAACTACAATCACACCAAGAACATTTATTATCTTCTATAATATTAATAATATCTAATTTATGAATTATATATGGATTGCTTGAGACGTCTGTATTTTCAATAATACAATATGCTAAATTTTTAATTCCAATATCCCATGATGCTATTTTCATTTATATAATATAAATAAAATATTTATATATTAATATTAAACATATTCTGTTTATATTAATTTTTAATAATCAATTAAAATAATATTAATGTTTTAGAAGTGTTTTTTACATAAAGAAATACAAATATATATAAAATAAATAATAAATAATATATAACTACTGTTTTAACATAAATATGATACAGTAATAATTCTTGACAAGATGGTATAGAAAAAGAGTGTACTGTAAAGAGTACTTTTAGTACAACATACGTTTATTATATGACTTATCACATGATAATTTCTAATGTGATGGTATCTCTATACCTCTATTTTAAAACAAACGTTTGTTTAAATGATAACTAGGAATATAACTATTTGCCTATCACAATTATACATTAGTATATACAAGTAATATTTAGCAAGTATTTTCGTTTCTATTGTACATTCAGCATCAGCAAATACTTATTGTGAATGAGAAGATCCATGGGCTTCAGCTGGATGAGTATTTAGTTTATTTTTTATTTAGTACTTTTAAACAAAAGAAAGTATTGTAATTGGTATTGAATATAATTAAAAAAAATTTATGGTAATCCTATTAGTTTTTTTATCTTTAAAGTTGCTCCTACAGCTAGCTGTTTAGAAGCCACTCCCCGTCGCCGTCAGCAAAGAGATTATGTCTTCTAACGAAGGACCATGCAATGGTAACTGCAGTGCTAACGGCACATGGTATGAGTACGGAGAACTGCGCGTGTGTTCATGTCACGCACACTGCCCGTGCAGAAATCTTGACAGCTACTCATTGCGTGCAAGTGGTATGATTTTCCAGAAGTCGTGCCAGACTTGCACTGACAAGGCACCCTCCCACACTCCCCAAACCCATCACACTGTGGTTACGACAAGGATCAAGTAATAGGTTTTGATCTGTGTCTTCTGCACTACTCTTTGAGTATTACTTTATATTCTAAGAGTAGTATGTAGTTTTATTATCTGAATACTATATTATTTAGTTTTAATAAATGAATATATTTTAATTATTATATTGGATATAATTAAAAAAAATTGAAAAAAAAAATTTATGGTAATTCTATTAGTTTTTTAT